ACTCTCCATCTCCATCTTCTGAGGGACACCGAGGGGTATATCGAAATTATCATTTCGTATTTCTATAGGAGGAGCTTTGGCTACCGGTTTTTCAGCCTCCTTCACAGGGGGTGGAACAGACTTAGTACTCAAAGTTCGGCCAGCATACACTAGACCGGCCACAGCCATTAGCGAAATGGGATCAGCCATTCTTACTTCTTACCGACATTTTTATTAACGTACCTTTGCTGAAAGAGACCGTTCTGAAGTTCGGCACGAGTGCTCGCTGGTTCATATCGCATGGTACGGAGAGGAGTCTTACACTCCATGTTGGATAATGGGAAGAGATTACGCTCATAGGTTTGGACGAGATGCTTGTTGAAACGGGAAGTGGTTTGGGGACGGAGTTGGTCACTCGTGTCAATGTATTGGGCTGGTGAACCCTTGCCAGCCATGTAGGGGGCAGTTCCATACAACATGGTATTGGGACGGCATCCACCACAGTTGAGAGTACTGGGCTGGGGGTACACAAAAATTTCATCAGTGGCCTTCACTGCTGGAATGGCACCTTTGTTTTGAACTCTAGAAAGACCCGGCTGAAGCTGATACGCCATTTATTATTACATAAGAATATTAATCTAACTATACGCTACCCCCAAACATTCCCGACCGCTTATCCCCATTGGAACCAAGACCCGCAAACGCTTCGAGTTGGACACCACGGGCGTTGGGATCGCAATATCCTGTACCACTCTTACACATGGGTCCATTCTTGGATCCATACAACCACTCCGCAAATGCCGTCTGGTCGCCTGGAATTTTAGACACCGGATTCGAAACAAATTGTCTATCCACACCATTTCGCATGTACTTGGGTAGAGGTGATCGCGAACGCCCCCCATCCATGGGAATCTGACCACTTGTGTAGTTATTCACAAAAGGTTTTACACTGGGATAATAACACGCCTCCAACCTGTTTGGGGCATCGGTGAAATCAGTGATAAGCACATTAGCCATAGGATTATCCTGTGTAGGCATCTGACAAGATGGTTCACCTTCAACTGTGTAACCATAGGTTTCTGTCACCATCTTCGACTTATAAAGAACAAAGATAACAGAGAGAATAGTTGCACCTAGAACGAATATCCTAGGGTCACGACGAATGATATAAATTAGACAACTCGCATAAATAACGAAACGAGAGGCGGCATTAATACGATCCTCTGGGGTTTGCTCACTTGTCGGCCAGAATTGTAAAGCTGCATCAGCCTTAATGAGCTGCTGAGGATCATCAAACCAAACCTTCATTTAGTATATGTTGAGGTTTATTTTTTTGGTAGACCACCAAGCATACTACTCATCATTTTCATAAGAGCATCCTGATTGAGTCCATCACCATCCCCATCTTGCATCTTATTGGCACAATCTTTAGCAATACCCTCAATCATCTTTAGGGTATCATCTGGAATTGAAGTGATTGTCGTACCAAGCATGTATAGAGTTTGGAGATACTGCCAAGTTGCAGACCTGGTAGCGGTAGACATGCGCTCCCAATAAGACTTGATATTGAGATCCTTGAGGAAGTCGATTGTATCAATCTCCTTGAGAAGGAATGATTCATCCTTCCCAGAAATCTTATCAGCGTATGGAGATACACCCTTCATGAAACCATCCACGACGAGACGTGGGTTTGTAGACTTCAGTAAATCGAATGAAGTCATCATCTTCTTAATGCCTTTTTCCTCTGGAAAAGTCTTGTGCAATTCCACAAGAAATTGACCCATCATATCGTTAAACGCAGTAACGGATGCCATTTTCTTATTATATCGGTGTAATCTTTAAGTTTAGAAAGGCTCTGTAGAAATAGCCTCTTTCTGTCCAATGCCACCTGATACGACGAAAAATACTAAGATCGCATTAAGAACGGCTGGTTTCGTGTATTTGTTAAGTTCCAATTTACCTTCATTATTGAGATGTGCCTTCAAGTGAATGTATGCCGCAGTGATACCTCCTGCAATGAGAGCAGCGCTCACAGGGTCACGAAGATAGTCGGATAGTTCCATTTAATTATACCGGGGATTTTTTGTACGCTGTTCAGGTGCGTCTCCAAATAATACATCATCATCTGCCTGGGGTTGGGGCTGGGGCTGAGGCTGGGGCTCGGGTTCCATCTCAGGCTCGGGCTCGGGCTCCATTTCAGGGGCCTGAACACCCGGGACAGTTTTGAACTCATTCTCAAGACCGGTGGGCTCGGGTTCCATCTCTGGCACAGGTTCCATCTCGGGCTCAGGTTCCATCTCGGGCTCCTCCTCACCATCGAACACCTCGGGATCGATACTGTCTGCAATTTCTCCATCTAATGAGATGTCCCGAGAATCTTGTGACATGTACGTCTGGAGAATCTGTTGAATTGGGATAAGTTCCCTAACAGTACTCTCGATGCAGAGTGTAAATCGCCCTGTGAGCTTCTCATCCCTTAGATATTCACTCTGCTCTTCACTGAAAATACGAGGGTCTTTGTACAAATCCTTAGCGATGTTGTTGTAGCACGTCTGAATAAAAACTTCCTCAGTTGGAAGTTTTAGGGAAATCTTCTTGTTTTCAGCTTTGAGACGAACAGCCGAAAGAATCTTCGTGCAAGCAACAAACACGGCGGCAAGAAGGTCACTGAACCAAGAACACCTGTCAGTGATATTGTCAGAGTGACGCTTAGACATGGCATTCGACCAATTGGGAACCTCTTTGAGGTGCTTCTGAAACATCATCAGAACCTGCTTCCCCTTTGAGGTCTTCACTGCTTCATTGTATATTTCCTGAAAAACTTCAATCATAGGTGGACACATAACGAGGCACATCTGTCCAAGGTACTCCTTTTTAGCCTCTACCATTATACTTAACGGGTCAGACATGATTATACGATTAAAGTGGTTTTTAAATTGAGAATTTACTACGCAGCTCTCCTGTATTTGTTCGCAATCTTCTTGAGGTTCATAAGATTTGGAAAATTGGTATCATCCTCTTCCTGTTCCTTCTTTTCCTTCTTCTTTTTTGGAACAACCCAAGAAATATAAATATCATGATCAGTCACAAGTTGAACCGTAAAACCACCAAGAACAAACTGCCTTGCGACGTATCGCGCAGCAGCACTCCTGTCAAACATTGGATATCCCAATAGAAATCCCGGAACTGTTAGGAATATTTGTTTGTGACCAAGTTCTACCGATTGTTTTATCTTAGAAGAAAACTGTTCATAAATTTTTTTGTAAATCTCTTTACGAAGCTGCTTTCGTTTGTCATCAATCTTAGTGACATCATCGATGCTTATCATTACAGTTACTGTAATTTATTTTTTACCGAATCCAACTCAGCCTTTGTGGGTGACGCTACTTCCCTGACCAACTTGTAATCGAGGAATTCTTTACCATCAGAACCTTCAGAGAACGCCTTCACGTCACTTGGTACCTGAACACCAAGAGGCTGGGAGCGAAGAGAAATGAGAGTGACCTTACCACTCTTCTCAACCTCATAGGAAGCAACGACTGAGAAACCAAACGAAAAGCCACCCTTCTTTACAGCCATGAACATACACTCGTAGATATCATTCTGCTCACCTTTGTAATGCCGAACAGTTGTCGTCTCGATAATGTACGTACAGATACCTGTGCGCTTGGAGATTTCTTTGTTGGCTTGGAGTACAAACTCCTCCATATTATCATTATCAACACTCGCCTCAACCTCTGTATATTTGGAAAGGTCTGCTCTGGGATCGTCAAGTTTTATAACTCCTACTGGTTTTGTGTATCCTGAAAGACCAAACGCTTCGGTGAAAGATTCACGAGAAGTTGTGATATAAACCACTAACACGAGAAGGACGATCACAATCAAGTAATTCATATTTACTATAATGCGTTAATTTTTTTTTACAAAATACCCTATAGATAATAGATGTCGCTCCTGATATATAGTCCAAGATGCAAACACTCGATGGATGTTATCGAATACATTAACAAAGTTCCCCAGCTGAAGCAGATCATAAGTTATCATAATATCAATACACAGGGTATTCCACAAAATTATAAGAATAAGATTAATCGTGTCCCCACTATGCTCACGAAGAATGGTAAGATCCTCGTAGGTAACGAGATCAAGAACTGGCTCGATTCTCTCTTACCAAAGAAAGAGGTCGAGAATGGTTCGATTGGTGGATTTGGTGGGTCTATGTTCAGTCTTGAGGGTGGTGAAAACAACTCGGATATGTTTTGTCTTGATGATTACGGACAATCTCTCCAACCCGCAATGACAAAGGAACTGGAAGAAAAGATCAATCGTGAAGTGTCAAAAGGTGTGGCGTATACAGATTTAAAGACGTAACACGCATGTCATAATAGATATGAAACTTGTTACGATACAAGCTTCAGCTTTTAAGTCTACATTTGAAGTACTCAAGGATATTCTGAATGATGTGAATATCTACTTCAGGCCAGATGGAATGTATGTCGTAACTTTGGATACTGCGAGAACCTCCCTTATTGATATGTATCTTTCGGCTGATAACTTTGAAGAATATCACTGTGACCAGGAAGAGATTATCGCTGGTATCAATATTTCAAACACTTTCAAACTTCTGAAGACAATCACTAACAATGATGTTCTCAAGAT